TGCATGCGCGTGTAGCTGAGATTCGTCAGGAGTTCATGAAGCTCTCGGTCAACGACATCGCAATCCCTCGTGGTGTAAACAACCTCGAAAAGTATACAGATGATACAAGCATCTATATCAAAGGGACGCCGAAGCACGTCAAGGCCGCACTCGTCCACAACCACCTCGTTAAATCGCGTGGCATGAATACGCAACTGATCAGTGGTGGTAACAAGATCAAGTTCATTGACCTGAAGCGACCGAATCCGATTAACCAAGACGTTGTCGGCTTCAACTACTTCTTACCGGCCGAGTTTGAGCTTGATAAGTTCGTTGATCGAGACACGATCTTTGATACCGCTTTCATGAGTCCACTGCTGATCTTCCTCGAGGCGATCAAGTGGTCACACGAACCTGTAATCAGTCTTGAAGACTTTTTCTCCTAACACAAAGGTATACACAACATGATCGACAGCATTGGTTTGATGGGCGCAGCTGGTAGCGGCAAAGACACTACAGCGCGCATTCTGATTCAGAAGTTGGAAGATGCAGGCGTTGGATCGTTCGAGACCTACAGCTTTGCCCGGCCACTGAAAGAGTTCACCGTAGACGTGTTCGGTATTGCACCCAGCATCATTGAGCCTACGACCCCTGAGGCACGCGCTCTGCGCGAAACAGTGACTCGGGTCACGTACACTGACGCCGACTTGCGTAGCGCGTTTGACGATGCGCTGACTAACATTCTCGAAGCTTACGGTGAAGCGATTGACATCCCCTTCGATGGTCTGGTCGCATGTCTTGGCTACTTCAACGCTAAAGACGCCTATGCAGGTCTTTACAAAAAATATCTTGAAGTTCTTCGTGGTGAGATGTATACGCCCAATGCCTTTATGCGTATACTGCATAAGCTGGTTGACAAAGAGCCGATGGTGCGATTCAAGACCAGTCCAAGACGGTTGTTGCAAAAGACTGGTACAGAGTTCTTTCGAGACACAATCTCGCAGTCATTCTGGACCGACGTAGCACCAAAGCGCAATGTGATCTATACTGATGTGCGCTTTGGTAATGAACTCGACTTCGTTCACCAGAATGGTGGCCTTATGTTGAAAATTGTCAATACGAATCAACAAGTTATCAAAAGTTCTTCACACGCTTCTGAAGAACTCGTATATACTGCGACTGCTGATCATGTCATAGAGCACGACGGCAAACGTCTTGAGACAATTCACCAAGCGGTTGACCGTTTCATCGCTACAACACTTAACAACTAAAGACCATCATAATAAACGGGGTTCACCATAATATGCTGTACGCGAAATTTGAAGTACTTGAGACACCTGATACCACTGAACTGCACAAATACCTTCAGAGCATTGCGGCAGAAATCAAGTTTGAATCGACGTTCGACGTCGAAAGCGACTCTGTTAGCGTCTACTTCGAAACGCAACGCGATGCCAAAGAGTATCTGCGTCGTGTGATTGAAGACTACGCGACACTGGGGTTCGAAGTTGAGCAAGAGGTTGACTTGTTTGACCTGAGCGTCTACATCAATGACCCTGAGCTTCAAGCGTTCTTCATGACTCAGCGCATGAACATTCAGCAAGTGCAGACTGAAGCACTCGGTGAAATTCTGAGCGAGGCGAACGCTGACGTCGACAGACTCAATCGAGTCAACGAAACCAACGAAGCGGTCGCCCTGAAGAACGGTCTAAGCAGTATGCGCAAGATCATCAACGTCATTGTGGCGCGACTCGAGGAGAAGAACATCTTCTTGGGGGATGAGATCAACAAGGTCTCTGAGCGCGAAACGATTCACTGATCCACATAAGTAAACCGTAAATACTACACGGGCAATCGACCCGTGTAGTCTCACCTGTAAACTCCTAAAGGAAAGCATCAATTATGTCGAGTATTATGGAACGTATGAAGAAAGCCTCGTTTGTTGACAGTGCTGCTGCACTCTCTTCATCCGAGTTCTTCAAGGGGACTGACCTGGTCGCTATGCCGGTCTACATGATGAACGTAGCGTTCTCTGGCACCCTTGACGGTGGCTTCATGCGCGGTCTGCACCAACTCGCAGGTCCTTCTAAGCACTTCAAATCGAACATGGCGCTTGTGCTGTGTAAAGCGTTTCAAGACAAGTACAAAGACGGGATCATCCTGTTCTACGACTCGGAGTTCGGTGCAACGCCTGAATACTTCGAAACTGCGGGGATCGACAACGACCGCGTGTTCCACATCCCGATTACCAACATCGAAGAACTGAACTTCGACCTGAACAAGAAGCTTGACGAACTCACCAAGAAAGATCGGGTGATGATCTTCGTTGACTCCATCGGTAACCTTGCCTCGAAGAAAGAAGTCGAGGACGTCAAGAATGAGAAGTCTGTCGGTGACATGACTCGGGCCAAGACCCTGAAAAGTCTGTTCCGTATCGTCACGCCGAAGCTGACCACGAAAGACATTCCGATGGTCTGCATCAACCACACCTACGACACTCAGGAAATGTATTCCAAGAAAGTCGTGTCCGGTGGTACTGGTATCGAATACAGCTCCCATACTGTACTGATCATCGGTAAACGTCAAGTAAAAGAAGGTACTGAACTGCTGGGCTTTGAGTTCGTGCTGAACGTCAACAAATCGCGCTTCATCAAAGAGAAGTCGGCTATCCCTATCACTGTGACCTATGACGGTGGTGTTGATCGCTTTTCTGGATTGCTTGATGTTGCTCTGGAAACTGGCCATGTCGAGAAGCCAAAGAATGGCTGGTTCACTCGTCCTGGTGTTGCTGGTGATCGCAACTGGCGTCGGGCTGATACAAGCAGTGACGCATTCTGGGATCCTCTGGTTAATGATCAGAGCTTCAAAGACGCGGTACAACAGATGTTCTCGCTGACCAGTCCGAAGACTTTCACCATTGATGATGGGGTTGAGGAAATTGATGGCGTTCGCATCGACAAGGCAACTGGTGAGATCATCGAAGATTAAGCAATAGGCGTTGTTAATAGCCGTGCAGTCTAATACACTGTGCGGCTATCTCATTTAAGTTGTTGTCGGAGTAGTAGTGTGCAGTCCATAGAACAAAGTATCCTAAAGGGTTTAATGTACGATGATGAATTTTCGAGGAAAGTATATCCATACCTGAAAGAAGAGTACTTCGATGGCGCAACCCGCGAAGTCTTCAACCTCTTTGGTGAGCTGTACGACAAGTATTCAACCATACCAAGTATGGAGGCAATGCTAGTTTCGATTCAAGCGAAAGGCTTGTCTGAGGATGTGTTTGAAAGCGCGGTCGAAACATTGCAGGGCGCGTACAACTCGAAAGATGATGCACCTGATACCAAGTGGCTCATCGACGAAACCGAGAAGTACTGTACCGACAAGGCATTGTTCAATGCGATCTACAAATCCATCTCAATCATCGAGGGCAGTGACAAGAAGCTGGACAAGCATGCAATCCCTGAGATTCTGGATGAAGCGCTGTCGATCAGCTTTGAGCAGTCTGTAGGCTCTGACTACCTCGAAGATGCGATGCGCCGCTTTGAGTACTACACCAATACCGAGTTGCGTCTGAAGTTCCCGTTGAATGCGCTGAATGCGTTGACTAACGGTGGCTTGCCTCCTAAGACCCTGTCAGCGTTCTTGGCTGGTTCGAACGTCGGTAAGTCTGCGTTGATGTGCTATCTGGCCGGTGAATGGCTGAAGATGGGTAAGAACGTTCTGTACATCACTCTGGAAATGTCTGAAGAGGCAGTTCAGGAGCGTATCGATGCGAACTTGCTTGATATCTCGACTGACGACCTGAAGAATCCTGACCTTGATAAGGAATGGTTCCTTGGTAAAGTCAATGCACTCAAACTGAAGACAGTTGGTAAGTTGATTGTCAAAGAGTATCCGACTAGCTCGGCACACTCAGGACACTTCCGACATCTGTTGAAAGAGTTGCGTCAGAAGAAGAAATTCAAACCTGATGTGATCTTCATCGACTATATCAACATCTGTGCTAGTGCGCGTTATAAGGCCGGTGGCGGGGCGAACTCATACACAACAGTCAAATCGACTGCGGAAGAGCTACGCGGGCTCGCTGTTGAGTTTAATCTGCCTATCGTGACAGCGACTCAAACAACGCGTGAGGGGATGAGTTCGCAGAACCCAGACATGGCGTCAACGTCTGAGTCTGTGGGGTTACCTCAAACACTCGACTGGTTTGCGGCTATCGTCACCAACGATGAGTTGATGGAGATGGGTCGACAGATGATGATCCTGATCAAGACGCGCTTTGGTAACAAGCAAGGCATGAAGCGTCAGTTGTTGGGGATCGATTGGAATCGGATGCGCTACAGCGATGTGGACTCAGACACCGAGAAGGATCAGAAGGTGAAAGCTGTACAGCAAGCAGTCGCTAAAGACGAACCGCTGTTCAACAAGCAGCCAAGAGTGACAGGCATCCCAGCAGATATTGACTGGGGTTGATGAGGAAAGTAGTTGACAAGGGCCTTCGGGCCCTTTACCATGGGCTCATCGAAACAAACAACGCGAAGAAGGACAGACATCATGAACGTTACTGAAGCAACCAAACTCTACAGTCGCAACTGGAACAAGCCTTTCACCACACTGGAAGCGCTGTTCGCTCAAATCAAGATTCTGGCCGAAAACGGTTGCTACACCATGTGCATCGGTGTTAGCAGTGATGAAGCCTACGCGACCGTCTGCACTCTTCGTGATCTCGGCTATGAAGTTGAAGACTACAACGGTGGCAACGAAATCCTCGAAATCACCTGGGGTTAACATCATGCTCACCCTCAAAGCAGTCAACAAAGCTATCGCAGCTCACGGTATCAAGGCTGAGCTAGTCAAGGGCACTGACTTCTTTTACTTTACCGGTGTCGCAGTCGGCAAACTTGACTCTACTAAGGTGTATGTTACTCGTGTGAATGATCTCCCACTCAAGCGTTGGTTAGATGAACTCGATGGGTTTATTAAACGCTCGTTTGGTACACTGAAATACTGAGGTACTTCTCATGCTCACTCTCAAAGCAGTCAACAAAGCTATCGCAGCTCGAGGCATCAAAGCTGAACTGGTTCAAGGCAACGGCTACCTGTGGTTCTTCGGTGCTGATGTCGAGTACGCGCAAACCACAAGCGTGTCCGTGTGTCGTCTAAACCATCTGACACTTGAGCGTTGGATGTCCGAACTCGATAGCTTCGTCGCCGACTCAAAGAAAGTTGAAAATGATTTAGCTGAAAGGGTTTACAATCGCATCACGCCTCAGTAATATACACGGACTGAAGCAAACAACGTGAAAGAGGAACTACATCATGAATCCTACTCTCAAATACATTGAACAATCGCTGAACGTCAAATTGGGTAAACTCATCGCACCGAGCGGTGGCAGCTACGCCTACAGCGGCACTCTAAGCGAAGACATTTTGACCGAGTTGGTCAAGACTACTGTTCTTGAGTGGCAGGATGAGACTGCACATGATTGTGGTAACGGCGACGGTATGTTGTACGTCTATCTGCCATCGAATGAAGAGCTTGAAGAAGGTGAGCTGTTCATCTGTGTTGACGTTGCTAATAACGTCATTGACTTTTGTTAAGGGGTTCATCATGGGTAAGCTCTATTTTCACTGCGGCATTTACTGTGGCGTCCTCAAGATAAAACCTGAATTGTTGGGTTCTCTATATGCCACTGGTCTTGAGATGTCGACCATCGGCCGCGAACTGCGCATTCCTGCTGAAGGTGAACGTCATGTCTTCAGCAACAACGACAACCTGTTCAACGGCCTGCGTGTCGCGATCAGCAAAAACTTGATTGATGTTGCTGACCTGGTTGTTCATTACGACCACATCGTTGACGGCAAAGTTCAAACTACAATGGTAACATTCACTCAGGATGGTTGTGCTACTCACTGGCCTATCGGGTTCTTTGATCAATGCGAAAACGACCTGATGACTCTCCTCAACTGGGAACCTATCGCATGAAGTTTCGTTTAAAAATTGGTCACTTTTACGGCCCGCTCAACCCTGAATTGAACAGTGGTCGCACCTACGGTATGTTGATGGTGCCGTGGATTAAGACGGCTCGTGACTACCTGGGCACTGGTCTGAAAGAAACCAAATCGCTCGCTGACTTCTTGCGTGCTTCAACAGAAGATGCCAACGGCGTATTCAAAGGCGCTGAAGTAACAGTTGACACTGCGATGTTTCCGTTCTTGGTGCATGTTCCACTGCCACTGCCAAACAACGCGGTCGTCGACTTCATTGATGAAAAAGGTGAGTTCGAACATGGCTTGGCGTGCATTGTTGGTAACGAGCCGTACGAAGGTAATCCGTCGATCAAGATCGTCAAAGACGCCTTGTATCAACTGATCGAACTCCACAAATGGGACGATGTTCGTCGCCTCGCTGAAGTACTGATGGATATTGAAGATGCACAATCTGTCTGACTTCGTCGCATACGATGGTGAGATAACCACAGGCGCGCACCCTGTACTGGTGTGGTCGCTCAAGACTGGTTATTACTTCACTCAATTCGGATTTGTGATCGATGGTCTCAAGATCATCGCTCGCCTGAAGTAACGTTTCACACTGAACGCAGGGTTATCCTGCAACCTAACCGAAAGGAAGTAGATCCAAAATGGCAAAAGAAATCGTAGAAATCGTGATCCCTTCGTCCCCTGTTGATCGCAAAGCGGTTGCTGACGGTATCAAGGAAATCAGCAACAGCCTGACCCGCATCGAAGGCGAACGTACCTACATCAAGGAGTCGATTGACGCTCTGAGTGAGAAGTACAACCTCGACAAGAAATACCTGCGTCGTATGGCTCGCGACTACCACAAAGACCAGTTCGAAGTGGTGACCGAGGAAGATGCTCAGTACTCCGACTTGTTCGAAGTGATCATGCTGTCTGGCAAGTCTGCGCCTGTAGACGATGAAGACGAAGACCTATCCGACGAGGATCTTGATGATGCGGCGTAATACAGGTAACGGCTTCGCAATCGGTGGGTTGATTGTCGTACTCATCTGGATCTTGTCTATCATCGGTTGGGTCATGAATACCTGGAAGTGCATCTCTAACTTCCTGGACGCTGAAACACTCGGTCAAGCATCGACTGTTGCATGGGTTCAGCTCATCGGCATCTTCACTGGCCCTGTCGGTAGTGTAATGGGTTGGGTTATCTGGTAAGTTGAAAACAATGCTGTACACTTCAGACAAAGGAGTGTACAGTACTTGAAATCAAAGCGTGAAGTTGGAACTACATATGCGAAATCCATCAAACTATGAGCGTTTGACCACTGTACCTCTTGAAGATGTTGTTGGTATGATAGGCTTACCGCCTCATCGCCCAACGATAACGATCATGGGTCAAGAGCTAAAGTTATACAGCTTGCGTTTGCGCACCTTCGCTAAGACGGGCACGCGCTGTCATGGGTGTGGAGCTTACGCGTCGTTCTTCGCAGTTGAGAGACAGGTAAAAGGTGGCACTGACAAGTATCACTTGAACTTATACGGTCTTGTGGATGGTCATGAAGAGTTGTTTACATGTGATCATGTGCATGCACGCTCTAAAGGCGGTGCAAACAACCTCAGCAACACGCAAACGATGTGCATCACTTGTAACAGCAATAAAGCTGATAAGTAACACTCTGGGCCCATAGCTCAATGGAGAGCTGAGTCCTCATAAGACTTGGGTTGTCGGTTCGAGTCCGGCTGGGCCCACCATATTTTTGAAGCAACTCCACTCACTGTAAGGAAGTAAACGATGTCCGAAATCAAAGCTTGCAAATGTAAACACGCTGCACAAGACGCCCTGCACGGTGCCGGCCAGCGCGTACACAACCCTAACGCTAAAGGCGCACTGAAGTGCACTGTATGTGGCGCTGGCGGCGAGAAAAAGAAGTAATCGCTAACTACTGATATGAGGGTGGCAAGCGTCACCCTCACTACAAGGAACACTGTAATGAAGCTGATCGACACCCTGAAAGAAATGCGCAATCTTTACCGCAAAGCGCCTAACGTGGTGACTGAGTTCAACCTCTTGACTCTGGTAGTCGGTGAGTGTGAACGTGTAGGTAAAGAGGTTGATGACCTCGCAGTCCTTTCGATCCTGCGCAAGATGCACGGCTCGAACGCCGAGTGCCTGAAGGTGGCATGCTCGCGGGTTAGTGGTAAGCTGATGGATGAAAACAATTTCATCAATCAACTGCTGGAAAAGTACACACCGACACAGTTGAGCGCTTCCCAGATCATCCAGCGCATCACACAAAACAGCATCACTAACATGGCCGATGCCATGAAGTGGCTGAAGGCTAACTGTGCTGGTCAGTACGACGGTAAGGTTGCTTCTGACGCTGTCAAACAACACTTTGCCAAGTGAAATTCGATCGGAGTAGACGTGACATGCGCAGTCGATTCGCAAACGTTGATTACGAACCACAGCCACTTGATAGGAGCGAGCAATATGAAACGGGACT